TGGTACGAGCAGTTGATGCACTCCCTGTCCGTCGCGTCGTATACCGAAGGCTGTGCCCAGCACTTCGGTGCTCCGGAGGGTGCCGTCCTGGGGATGTAGTTCATGAGACTCCTTCCTGGTGTAAGAAGAAACCTAGCGTCGATGGTCACGAGCCTTATCCCAGGCAGTTCAGCCGTTTTGCGCCTTGCTTTGGTCTTTGCACTGGCTCACTCTTCCCGTAGGATTGGGCCCAGACCCTCCCCCACAGCGAGGTAGAGATGAGGCGACTGGCTGGCTATGTCTTCGACACCTACGACGACATCGATGGGCGCGTTCTACAGTCCATCGTTCCTTCCTTCGACCAGGTCCCCGACTTCGTGAAGACCGCTCACCGACTCTCTGGGGACGAGATCCAGAAGTTGCCCGATGACAACTTCGCCCTGGTGATGTTCGACGAGGGCCGCAAGATGAAGAAGTACGCGACCGTGGACAAGGGCAACACTGCCTTGTCGGTCATGTACCTCTTGAAGCAGGCGCACCTGCTTCCGGCCGAAGCCGTGAAGGTGGCAGCCTCGAATCTCGTGCAAGCCTGTCTCATGCACGGGATGGAGGTCCCCCAGCTCCTGAAGCTCGCGGCTGCGGTAGGGATCTCTGGGGTGTCGGCCAAGTCGCCATCACTGTTTGCCCGCGGTGCCAAGCTCTTCCACGCGAAGATGAAGGACCAGCCGAACGAGTTCTCGGAGAACCCGCAGCTTGGCCGGCACAACGCTGCTGTGGACAACGACCTCGCGCAGAGGGCCAACGTCAACACCACACCAGGTGAGAACTTCCGTGAGCTCCCTGTCTTCTCCCAGAAGGAGAGGAAACTCGAATCCTCTGGCGGCGCCATCGCCAAGATGGCCTACTCCTTCGGAGAAGCCGCTTCGGATCTAGGAAAGCAGTTCACCACTTCGGCCGGACGACACGAGCTGGCGGGGCTCGGGGGCAAAGCGGTGCGCGGCTTAGGGTATACCGGCGGCGCTCTATACACCGGGAAGGTGCTGAAGGATGCGGTTGCCGGCAAAGAGAAGACCGCGGGCGTCTTCACCGACGCGCCCGGTGAGGTTCGTACCCGCGAGAAGTCTTTCCGCGAGCTCCCCTACGTCGATGTCTCTGGCTGGAACCCGGCCGAGGCCACTGTCGAGGACAAGAAGGCCCCCGAGCAGACGCTGCTGCACGGTCACTACCCGGTCGATGCCTACGATCAGGTGAAGACGGCCTCGTCCTACTTCGAGGAGAACTGGAAGGAGTTCCATCCTCGTGATCGGCACGAGTACTGCGCGAACCTGATGCCGCGGCTCGAGAAGCTCGGCATGGAGATCCCCGAGGACGTGGCCCGCTACGGGGCGCAGACCTACGCATCCGATGTCGACATGTACGTCGACTACCGCAGGCCGCTCGTCGACTCCGAGTTCCTGCCGGCCCTCGAGACCCTCAAGGAGAAGCGTGCCCACGTTCGGCCGGACACCTTCGCCGAGGCTCTGTCGGAGTTCGATACGATCTCTGGCCTGAAGTGGCACTGGGATGGGGTGGTGCCTGACCCCTGGAAGTCCACCTTCGGGCCCTCTCTCGAGAAGGTGGCCGCGGCGGAGTGGTGCTATGACGAGAATGGTATCCGCATCGACGAGGACCTCCTAGTCAACCTCGCCACCAACGGCCATACGTTCGTCGCCAAGAAGTTCGGCGCCGACTTCGCCAAGGAGTTCGCCAAGAGCCCCAAGAGCTTCTTCGAGGCGCTGCCAGCGCCCAACAAGCTGATCGTCGCCAGAGCGGCCGCCTCCTACAAGGACTTCTAGCCATGAGGAAGTCGGCTGCTCGCGCCGGACTTCGGATGATCCGGAGCATGGTGGGGCAGGGCAACGTCGCCGGTGCTGAGCGTCTTGCCCTTACCCCCGGGGTACTCAAGAAGACGATGGCCGGCAGCCAGGTCGCACACCTGGGCTCAGGCATGGAGGGTGTTTCTACCCTGGTGGCCCATCCGAAGAGGGGCCTGGAAGTCCGCAAGATGATCGATCCCAAGGGCGTCGCCGGCCCGGGGATGGTTCAAGCTCGTGAGGCGGCTGGGACTGCTTTACGAGACAGCACGGATGTAGCGCAGTTCCATGGGGCGTATAACACCCCAGGCGGTCTGCGGGCGCAGCGCTTCGAGTACGTTCCGGGTGGGCGTGTTACGCAGGGCCGTGTCCCTGGAGCTCCTACTCCGCCACCTAGAATGGCGGCCGGTACTCCGCAGACTGGTGGGGTCTCCACTTCGGCCCCCTCCTTTACACCGGAGCAGCGTGTGCAGGCACAGCTCAAGCGTGTGCAGATGCAAGGAGCACAGAAGGGCTTCGTCGGTCCGCGGGATCGGGTCACTGGAGAAGTGACACCAGGCATACGAGACCTGCATGCTGCCAATGTGGTGGGCCAACCCGGGCAGGCAGGGAAGGTGGTTGACTTTGCGGCAGTGCCACCTCCTGGTACCACCAAGGGGCCGTACCTGAACCCTGCCAACGCCGAGCAGGCGTTCGCAGCACAAAACGCGGCCGCCACAGGCGGTCACACACCTTACCTCGATTACCTCAACGACCCGCGTCGTCCGGGCAACATCATGGCGCAGGCCTTCCGCAAGGCGCCTCCGCTCATCCCGGGCTCCAGCACACAGATCGCGAACACTCGTCGAGCTGCCGAGGAAGCTAGGACTGTGGCCCAGAACCGACAGACGGCTCAGAGCATCATGGCCGGTGTCAAGATGGCGCTGGACCGGAACGTCCTTGCTGCCTTTGCCAAGGAAGCTGCCTGGCTCTTCGACGAGTACGATGCTCCGCCCGACTACTACGCCACCAAGGAAGCTATCCTCTCCGAGTTCCCCAAGCTAGCGTGGGACTGGAGCCAATTCCGCGAGGGACTGGCCGATGAAGGTGTTCCTCTGGGTGGTGCGGCCATCGGAGCGACGCTCTCCAAGAACAGTCTGCGCGGGGCTGCTCTTGGCTACGCAGCCGGCGGAGGACTCTCTCTTCTTCGCTCCAAGCTGAAGGGTGAGAAGCCGTCTTTGGCCAGGAAACTACTGGCTGCCAGTGCTCTTGGCTACGGAGCCGGAGGCGGTCTCCATGCCGTGACAGAGCACATGCTCAAGAACAAGGCGGGTGTGGCTCCCTGGTTCACCGAGGCCACCAAGCGCGGCCGCTTTCTGTCTGAGGCTCTCCCGGCCGCCGGCGCGACGCTGGCTACTGGACTAGCGATGGGCTCATACCGCGATGCCCAGCACCCCCATCCCTCTGCTCAATCCCAGAGGCCGGTGACGGAGCAGTTGCCTTGAGCCGAAAGGAACTCGAGGAGAGCTTCTACGATGGGCTGCTCGATACCAAGGAGCTCGAGAAGCGGCATCCGCCTGTGCTGGAAAAGGCTGCGTCTCTTGACGAGGTAGAGGAGGAGCAGGAGCAAGAGAAAGAGGCGGAGGTAGCTGCTCCGGTTGAGGTCACGCCTCTTCCCGACCCTCTACCGAGACCTGTCACAGAGCGCAATCTGTTCTCGCACCCGGATGCTCACCCGGTGATGCTGGACCTGGCGCTTCTACGCTTCTTCCAGCTCGAGTGGATCCCCTGGCTGGCGGACACTCTCTTCTTCGAGATAGAGCAGCGCTTCAAGACCTCAATCGCCGAGGTCAACAAGCTGAAGATCATGGCTGCCAAGACGCTGCATGGTGTTGATGCAGCCTGGGACCATTGGGAGATTTTCGAGAAGACGGTCATCTCCCTGAACGGCATCATCCCGCGGCTCGATGTGATGCAGCCTCCCGACCTCCCGCAACTCTACGCCGGCGTCGACATGATGAACGCGATCCGCCAGGAGGACTTCTCCCCTGAGGTGAGTCGCTACTGCGCCGCTGTCTTTCTGCACGAGGGGGTTACCTTCGCTACCGAGCCGCTGGAGTTCTGCCAGCAGTACATCTCGCAGCCGAAGTACCGATGCAACCACTGCAAGAACACCGGCAGTGCGCTTCCCCCGTTTGATGGGCTCTGCGATGCCTGCGTGCAGAGGTTCCGGGGAGACAAGGCCTTCTCTCTCCGTCCTGACCCCACGATGATGGCAAGAGGCGCAGGACAAGACCTCAGCTACTTCTTGGAGCGTGATCCCCAGCCGGTGAAGAAGCGGTACGAAGAGTTCAAGGGCATGTCCGGGGAACAGCTCTCGGCTGCCATCCAAGAGGTAGCGGAGGATATCCAGGCCGCCAAGCTCACGGTGGCGGTGGACTACACAGACTTCCGACGCGGTCAACTGAAGGACCAGCTCACTGCTCTCCGAGGGTGGTTGGAGGCTTCATGAACAAGGTGATGCTCAACGCCTTCGTCGATGAGCTCGAGAAGATCGGTGGCAGGTTCTACCCAGAGGCTGCTCCCGATCCGACCACCCTTCAGCGCATCGGCCACTTCTTCGGACGACCGCTGCCAACTGCTCCCCCGCCCACTGTCCTACAGAGAGCGGGTGCTTTGCTCTCCCACGGGTGGCATGGAGGTGCACCAGGACAGGAGATCCCGGGGGCTGGGTGGGCCCTCAGCAACAAAGGATGGAAGAGCCGTATCCCTCTGGGTGGGAAGTCCGTGACACTGGCTATGACTGGTATGCAACTCCCTGGTGTGCTTAGCGCACAAGACCCCACCGGGGAGGGGCGGTCCAGGGTTGAGCGTGGTCTGAGCCTTGCTGGTCAGACTGCCGGTGGTCTGATGGCGAGTGGAGCCTTCGCCAAGCCTCTCTCGGCTTTGGCATCCAAGGGAAGACTTGGGGTTGCGGCCGCACTAGCCGGCAGCATGGCCACAGGCCTTGGTGGTTCTCTTCTTGGACACAAGATCCTCACCGCCCCGTTCTCACACGCCCGCAAGAGCATGGCCAAGCAGATGATGTACCAGCAGGCAATGCAGCCGCAGGCAGAGTACTATGGCCAGGGCGGCGTAACGTAGGATGAGGGCTAGATGAGCGACATGTACACAGGACCGGAAGGTGGCATCGCCAGGTTCGACACGTACCACGGTCGAACTGAAGGCGGGCTCTTCCACTCCGCTCTTCGCTACCCCTCACCCTTCTTCGACATCGGGCACACTTACCTGCCGACCAGCGTTCGGCAGATGTTCCGCTGGTGCCGGTACTACTTCCTCACCAGTCCCCTCATCAACGCCGTCACGTACAAGATGGCGCAATACCCGATCACTGACCTCATCTTCGATGAGGCGGACTCGGAGCTCAGGGAGAGCTGGAAGGAGATCTCGGAGTACCAGCTACGACTGCGTTCCTTCTGCATCGAGGTCGGCCTCGACTACTTCACGTACGGCAACGCTTTCGTCACCATCTACTGGCCCTTCGAGAAGTACCTCACCTGCCCCAACTGCAAGAACAGGCAGAAGATCTCCGAGGCTGACTACCGCTTCCGTAACATGAAGTACGAGTACTCCTGCCCGAAGTGCATGCTCACGTCCGAGGCGGGGGTCGAGGACATCAACATCAAGAACCTCAAGGGCATCCGGCTCATGCGCTGGAACCCGGAGTACATCACCGTCGAGCACAACGAGGCGACGGGTGATGATGCCTACTTCTTCGAGATCCCACAGGTGCTCCGCAACGACATCCTGATGGGGAAGAAGCACATCATCGAGACAGTTCCCGACGTCTTCATCAAGGCCATCAGGGAGTCGAAGTCGCTGCGCTTCACCAGCGAGTCGATGTTCCACTTGAAGCGGCCGACCATCGCCGAGAAGGACCAGGGCTGGGGCATCCCGCTCATCCTGCCGGTCCTGAAGGACACCTACTACCTCCAGATCTTGCGCAAGGCACAGGAGGCCATTGCGCAGCAGCACATCGTACCTCTACGCATCCTCTTCCCCGAGGGTCGTGAGGGCATCAATCCGTACGCCATGTCGGACCTTGGTCTCTGGCGCAAGCGCATCGAGGCCGAGATTCAGAAGTGGAGGATGGACCCGAACTACATCCCCATCCTCCCGCTACCCATCGGCAACCAGACCATCGGAGGAGAGGGCCGGGCACTCATGCTCCATCAGGAGATGCGTGCCTGGTCTGAGCAGATCGTCGCCGGCATGCACGTGCCCATCGAGTTCGTGTTCGGTGGACTCCAGTACTCCGGCTCCAACGTGTCCATGAGGATGCTGGAGAATCAGTTCCTCAACTACCGCACCGAGCTCCTCATTCTTGTCAGGGACTTCATCCTCGGGCGCATCGCTGCCTTCAT